GTAACCCAAGTGCCAACTTGTCGGTCTTGAACTGTGGTGATGTTGTCGGTGATTATGCGACCCTCTGGGTTGTCTTTGTAGAAACGCTTGATGCGCTGCTCTACTGTTTCATAATCGTTTAGGTTGAACTGTGCCATTTACTTCCCCTTTTCTTGGTGTAGGTAAGGTGCGCCACCAGCTCTTGATCTAAGGCTGAGCAGATGCTCACCAAAGACTAGACCTCGCTTAGCCCCATCCATTGCGTTTATTACTCTAGCCTTTAGGTCTGTCATTTTGGCGTTAGCCTTCTCATACTCGTCAACCGAGTTTAGGTAGTGCATACCCAAGTCATCAAGGTCAACCTCGGTGTCAACGATGCCAGGTGATAACGCTCTAATTGTTTCTAGGGTTGAGTTGCTTCCATCCCAGTAAGGCATTTTCATGTCTAGGCAAGCCTGTCTAAATCTGACAGCAGCATCCCAAAGTGTCTGAGCCTCAAACTCATCCCACTCGATGTCAAACTCCATGTAGCTAGAACCTGCGAGCGCAACTAACTTAGCTTGCTTGATGCCAAAGACTCTCATGTACCAAAGAACCTGAGCGCGATAAGCCTGTGGCACACCACTCCAATAGTCGCGTGAGAACTTGACCTCGATGATTCCAAGTTGACCATCCTCAGTCTGATAGATGCCGTCAGGGTTTGACCTAGCCCAAGGGTTTTCTTTGTTTGCCCATGTTCCTGTTTCCCAAATAGTCAGCTCAGGATGCTCGTCAGCAAACAAGTTCAAGATAGGTGACTCAAGAATTGTGCCGAGCTTCATGCTCATGTTCGGTGTGACTTCGTCAGGTATCTGACCTGTCTTTTTAGCCCACTTAGTTATTGCTGATTCCCAAGTGCTTAGTCCGGTAATGGCTGCGATGTCTGAGCCACCAACTGCACCTGGTTCGTTGCGTAGATCGTGCCACTCTTGACTGCCGTTGGCAAAGTCGCCTAGTAGGACTGCATCAAGCAACTCGTTTGTTTCTGCTGGTAATTTATTTACTGGCAAGGTTTCCCTCTCTTTTCCTTGTCGCAAGGCCACGCTAACTCTCTCGGCGTGGCTTTGCTATTTGATGTGTCTTTACTCTAGTGTGAGCCTATGACATTACGCCAGATTGAACGCAAATATATTGAGTTGCAAGAAGCAATAAGAAACAATGATGGGGTTCAATGTGCCTCAGTCCCAGAGGTCTTTTTCCCAGAGGATGAGCATGACCCAGAGATGCGTAGGTCAATGATCAAGGTAGCCAAAGAAGTCTGCGCTGATTGCCCTGTCAGGCTAAGGTGCTTTGACTATGCCCTATCAGCAGGTATGCATGGTATTTGGGGTGGCACTACCCCTTACCGCAGGCAGGCAGCACGCCGAGCCATGAATCTACAAGTCTCTGACCCACGAGGGATAGCAATGTGATACAGTTCAGTCATTGGGCATCTCCTATGTGAAGGGGAAGCACGCAGTAGGTGCCCATACAAAAGCCCCGCAGGGTTCCAGTCCTTTGCGGGGCTTCTGTATTTTACAAACCTAATTCTTTGGCAAGCATAAACACTTCATCAGATAAATCATCTATGGTTCCATCGTTATACAACACATGTTTAAACATGAACATGTCCATTGCATGCTCGCTCTTGTGTCCATTAACTGGTGCATGATTGTGTCTATTAATACGCCACACATCACCGCCCCTTGCTTGAATAGCAGTGGCTTCATTAGGAAAACGCACATCAGAAAACACTACTCGTTCGTATTCTTCTGCTCGTTTAAACGCTTGGTCTATCCAAAATGTTTCACCGAAAAGACTGCGACCTACCTCAGTGCCAAACACTTGAAGCAATCGTCTTACCTCAGGGTTAGCCTTGGCTACATCCCATCCATAATCATTGACGAGATGTGCCAAAGGTTCATGACCAACGATAGGATTCAAACGCATCAGTGCTTCACGCATTGGGTCAGCAAATGATACGCGCTTGTATCCATAGTTTAAACACAACAGTTCTGCAACTGTATCCTTACCTGATTGTGCGTATCCACTCAGTCCAATAATCATTTCTTACACCCACATGCCTCGCATACACACTCGTTAGGCAGGTCTGCGATTCCTGCCAAATCTACACGCCTTGCTAACTCACTCATCATTGCAACCAATGCATCCATCTTTGCCATGTCATACTTGACAACCTCCACTACCTGCACCTTGTCATAGATTGTGTTTAACTCATTCCTAAGATTCCAAAACTGGCGGCAGGGTTAAAGCGTTTAAACGATGCAGACCAGGCGCTGCTGCGGCTAAGGTATGCTGATGGTGGCATGGAGTTTGATGCTTTGGCTGAGGAATACCAAGCAACAGAGGAAGCCATACGCAAGCGTGTCAAGAGGGCGTTGACTAAGTTGCAAGATAGACTAGGTGGCGAAGCACCAGTATGGTATGGGCGCAGGCGTAATCGTACTAATGCAGAGGCACGACAAGAAGTGGGAGATAACCAATGACAAAGAAGAAGTTAATACGCATACTTGTATTGGTTGAGATAGTGTTAGTGATTGTAATGTTTGCAGTAGTTATGGGGTACAAATGATTATTGGATTAAGTGGATACGCACAGTCGGGTAAAGATACAGTTGCTGAACTGTTGTGTTTAAACTATGGATACAAGCGCGTATCATTTGCTGACCCAATGCGTGAAGCACTGATGCGTTTAAACCCCAGCATCGGTCACGAACCGTTATCACATTTAGTTACTGACTATGGTTGGGAGTTAGCCAAGCACAACCCTGAGGTGCGCCGTTTGTTACAAGTCTTTGGCACTGAGGTTGGCAGAGAAATGTTTGGTGAAAACTTTTGGGTTGACCTTGCGTTTAAACAAGTGCAGCAAGAGCGCGTTGTGTTTGCTGATGTGCGTTTTCCTAATGAGGCACAAGCAATTATTAAAAAGGGTGGGCAGGTATGGCGTGTACAACGCGAAGGACATAAGCCTGTCAACTTACATGCATCTGAAACTGCGATGGATAACTGGCGCTTTGATGATTTGATTCTTAACTACGGAAGCCTTGATGATTTAGCCGATGAAGTATTCATGTTGGCTAAGCAAAAAGAAATTAACTTGGCATAAAAAAAGAAGCACCGCGAGGGACTGGAACCTCAAGCGGTGCTTCTCTGTTGTAGCCTATCAGACTACGAACGGAACTGCGAATCGCTGAATGTATGTGGGTCTGTCACTGCCCAGCCTAGCATCCTGCGTATCCCTACTCTAGCATCGGGTGTTGTTCCACCCCATACCCCTTGCCTTTCATGAGCCAAGCCCCACTCTAAACATGCCTGTTTAATTGGGCAATCCTTACATAGATTTTCATAGAACTTAGTCTCTACTCGTGTGTACTGTACAACCTCGGGATAAAACATCTCTGTGTTTAAACCCTTGCATGCACCTTGTGACATAATCTCTCCGTTATAGTTGAGCCGAAAGTATGCCAGCCCTTCCATAACTTTTTGTTGCATTATCCTGTGGAACTTAGGTGTTCTTTGTATCATTAGTACCAGCCTCGTGAGAGGCTAGAAGCATACGCCTTGCAGATGTTGCCTCCGTATTTTCTTTCGATGTAAGCAAGCCCTGCATCCACTTGTAAGTATCCGTCTGCTGTTTGCTTATGACCAACCAAGCCCCATGTAACTGGCATTAACTGTGCAATGCCTGCTGCTTTGCTTGACTTGTTCAGTGCTGCTGGTCGCCAGTTGCTCTCGCGTGTCCACAAATCATGCAGGCATGACCACTGTTCAAGCCGTCCATCCTTGGTGAGTTGGTCTATGGCGTAGCGTTGGTAATCGTTTGTGTAATACGCAACCACTTGACCAGCCATCGGTGAGTGTTTAAACGGAATCACTGAGCGCGAATCGCGGGGAAAGAATACGAGTGCCAACACGAACACGATGACTGTGATTAGCCACAGCCTAGCGTTAGGCGTTAGTCGGTTCATACTCTGCTTCAATCTTGTTCTTGTCCGCGCATACTTTCTTGATGAACGCGAGGATGTCCTGCGGTATGTCTGTGTCATTGCCTTCTCCATCATCCTTGCCTAGCACAATCATGTTGCCAAGCATCATTGGGTTATTGCCGAACATGAAAGACAACGCGCTCGCCACTGTGTTCAGTGGTAGTCCAAGCAGGATGCCTTCCTCATTTACATAGCCTGTCAGTACTTCATCTCCATAGTAATCGTACATGTGTACAATTTCAATCAGTCCATTGACTGCATCTTGCATGTCTTTAAGCCCATTGAAATCCTTTTCCTCATAGGTTCCATTGGGGTATACCACTACACCTTTGGGCATTTGTTTGTCTCCTTTGATTATGGTTCGCGTTACTTTTATTTGTGTTCTTTTAATAACTACTTTACTTGGACTCATGTTTAAACTCACGACCTACCTCTGCCTCTGATGCAATCTGTTCCACTGCATCTGATAAGTCATCGAACAGTTGTCTTTTCTTTTCATCACTCAAGTGTGCCACCATCTCGGATGTAACTTCTGCTTTCCATAACAGTGTCATGAGTTCAATCCCTTCATCATTTGATTTAGTTCTGCGTAAGATAGTTTATCGCTAATGAATTGCACGCTGTCAATAGTTTCTTTGTCTGTTAATCCAGCATGCTCAACCCATGATTTGTATGGGGTAGCACCCTTGTATAGTTTCATAAAGTCAAGGGCTGATAGGTAAAGTTTGTACTCGTTGTTGATAATGAGTGCAACATTCCATGTCTCGTAGTTTGCCCAACCACTGTAAGAATCTTTCTTCTTAACTGCAGTCATGTTTAAACAGATGGACTTGACACGGGTGGTAGCATAGGTTTTACCGCAGGTAAAACTAAAAGATAGATGCGGTTATGTTTAAACAAAAAAAATAATTTAAAAACTTTTTCAAATGTACTTGACATCCATTGCATACAGTATGAGATGATTCTTTCTGTAGGCAACAGTGCTTACACCAAACAGTTAGGACTGGATTCAAATGCTAACAAGCACAGACTTATTCGCTATCGTAATTCTTTTATTCGTATTGACTGGCACACTGGTTTCTCCTATCGTGGTTAATCATGCACTCAGCAACGACAACAAGAACCTACGCAGAACAATTAAAATCTAGCAGG